GCATGACCAACAATTTCCATTTTTCTGATAAAAATTGGTTCGTCTGAGTACGCAACAGAATCATAATAATCATGGAATTTACTTATCAACTTCATACTTATCTGTCCCTTTCAATATATTTTGAAAACCCGTTAGTTTTTTCTGCTACTATATGACGATCAAAAAACGAATCAACACCTTCTCTATGAGATATGACAAAAAACGAAACGTCCTTTTCATATTCAGAAATGATCTCCAAGAAATTTTCAATGCCGTTTACATCCATCGCAGAATCAAGAATTTCGTCAAAAAATAACAGGTTTACCGATGCAGAATTTTTTCTTTTTGCGATTTCTCTCCATGTAAACATAAGTGAAAGATCAATTCTTAATCGTTCTCCTTCAGAAAAATTACCGTATTGAAACGAATCATAATTCCGTGCTTTACAAGATTCATCAAAATTTTCGTCAAAATTGAACAAAATATTAAAGTTGAATTTCTCCAAATATTCGTTGATTGTCTTGTTAATCAACGGAAGATAAAAATTAATGATCCTTGTTTTTGCTCCAGAATCTTTCAGAATATACAATCCCTGTTTCATAATGTTTTGTTTAGTGTACAGAGATTTAACTTCCACGTCAATACTTTTTACATCATTTTTCAGTGCTTCAAGTTCATCGTAACTAATAATTTCATTTGTTTCCTCTTTTATGTCTTTCACATCTCTTTTTAGGATAACCAAATGATCTTTATGAGAGGACAACTGGTACTTCAATTTTGTAATCTCTTGTTCAATCCGTGTATTCTCTTTTTCTTTGTTCTTTTCTGCTTTTATTTGATTGTCAATATTCAAAATTCGAGAATTTAACTCTTCCAAAGCAGCAAGATATTTTTCTCTTGCTGCAATAAGAATTTTTAGGTGTTTGTCTTTGTGGTTTTCATCCAAGTCTTTGTTGCACTTTGGGCATTTATCATTATTTTCATAAAATTCAATTTCTTTTTTTGCTCTTGAAAGATTGCTTTCTATTTTATGAAGGAATCCTTCAAGTTCTTTCTTTGAACGAGAAAGAGATTTATAGTCTTGGACTTCTTTCAAAGAAAGTTTATTGAAACTTATTTGTTCAGATATATCAAAAATTTTTTGCTCTGTTTCTTCAATACCATTTTTTCTGATTCTTATTCTTTCTTCTTTTGACCTAGCTGAACATTTATATTTTTCAAAAAGAATTTTATATTGTTTTTTCGTGAACTCCTTTTTATTCTCCTGTAAATTCATTTCAATTTCATTATCTTTCAAACGTTGTTTCAACAATTCATTCATCTTTGAAAATATTGAAATGTTCAAAATGTCTTCAATGATTTCCCTTCTATGAGCAGAAGGCAACTTCATAAACGGAATATAATTAGACGATCCAAGAACAACAATTTGGGTAAACGTCTTGTAATTCAGATTAAGAATTTCGGTTTCAAGAATCCGTTGATAGTCTTTTGTGGAAGCCTCTTGCTGAAGGAGAACTCCATTAGTATAGATTTCAAAAATATTAGGAGAAATACCACGAATGACTTTATATTGATTTGTTTTGATTGAAAAATCAATTTCAACCAAAAGATCAGATTTGTTGATATTGTTTATCAATCCGCCTTTCTTGATATCTCTAAATGCTTTTCCGAAAAGACCAAAACAAATAGCAGTAATGAGGGTTGACTTACCATGTCCGTTTATTCCAGTAATAATGGTTTTTTGTGCTTTTTCAATGTCAATTACAGTTGGCACGTTACCAAACGAGAATAAATTTTTGAATTTTACTTTCTGTATTTTAATCATTTAATTTCTTGAGCTTGGTTGTAAAGTTCACCCATAAGCATTTTTAGATCATAACCATTTTCTAATTCAGATTCATCAATGTATTCAGTCAAAAATTCAAGAGTGTCTTTTTTTATGAATTCATGAATTTGTTCATCTTCCACGATATTAACATTTTCAACCACAGTAAGCAAGTGAGGATTCGAGTCTTTGATTTTTTTCAAGAAAAGATCAAATTCGTATCCATTATTTTTCTGATCAACATAAACTTTCAGGATTTTATTAGAAAAATCAGTCTCTTCCAGTATTTTGATAGAACTTTTTTCGCCATAAAACACCTTTTCAAAAATTGTTTCATGGTTTTCAAGAAAGGTTATCTTGTCTGTCTCTGTATCATAAAGGACAGTCCGCTTTAGATCATTATAATCATTCCACGACAATTCATAAGGACTTCCGACGTAAATTATTTTGCTATGATTACTTGGTATGTGGAAATGACCTGAAAAAGTACGTTTGAATTTATCAAATAAAGAGGTTGCAAGACCTGTCTGATTAATAACATTTTTCATCATATAAAAGCCGGATATATCAAAATGACCACAACACACATCAGCCAAAGAATTATCAATCATTGAAAGACATTTTTCTTGATTATCAGGACAAATCCAAGGAACCATCAAAAATTTAGATGAATCAATTGAAATTTCTTCCGGAGCGTCATAAATATTGAATCCAGTCCATCCTAAAAGTTCTCTAACTGCATTTATTTCAAGAGAGCTTTTATAATACGAATCATGATTGCCAACAATAAGATGAATATTGAAGCCGGATTCTTGTAAAATTTCAGTAAAAAATTTATGGGTCTTTTTGAGAGTTTTGTAATTTATTGCTTTTCTAATATCGTAAACGTCACCCAAATGAATAAAATCAGTAACATTGTTTTCTTTGAGAACTGGAATAAGTTCTCTGAAAAAACCTTCCTGATACTGAAGAAAGAAATCATTTGAATTTGACGCACCAAAATGGGTATCTCCGATTATCGCAACGATGGCCATTTTTAACCCATGAAATCATCAAAAACAGAAATAATTCTCTGCTTTTCTTTTTGCTTAATTGTTGGTTGCACAAATTCAATCAATTGGTTATTTTCTGCAAGCAAAGCGTGTATTGATTCAATAAACTGCCTAGAATCAACAGGGATATCTGTATTACCGTCAAAATGTTGATCCATCAATTCACTGATTTGATCATCATCAGAAAGGACGCGAAGAAATTTTTCTTGATGGCGGGCTTCTGTCTTGATTCTTCGCACAAAAGCATGAAAAGCAACTTGGGTGAAGTACCCAAATGCATTATTTGAAATCTCTGGTTTAAAATTGATCGCCGCCTTAACACAATTTTCAACCGCGTCTTCAATCATTTCTTCTTTGAACGTGTATCCTATAAAATTGGTTTTATTCGCTAAATTATAACAAATATCAAGAATACACTGACCAATATATTCCCCGCCTTTAAATTTATTCAAAGAAAGATTTTGATTTGTTTCTTTTTCTTTGATATACGCGGAAAGAGTCTCCGTAAATAGTTTGTTGTCAACATAATGATTTTTCTTGGATGATTTTTTCATTTAATCTTTCGTGAATGAATTTTATAGTTAAATCCTTCATGTTTATATATTTTCCACCTTTCTAAAAAATGATGAAACACATAATTTGTTTTTTCGTTCCCTTGTCTTGTGGTATATGAAATCTTATCAACTATGTCATAAAGTACCACTCTGTCTTTATTTTCGTTTTTTCTTAGCCCACGGCCAATTGACTGTAAAACTTTGATTTTTGACTTTGACGGACTTGCAAAAATAACGTTGTGGATATTTTTTATTGAAACGCCAGTTGACGTTGTTCCGTATGATGCCACTAAAATAATGTTATCATTCTTTTCCATCAAGGCTCTGTAATCTTCTCTTGTCTCTGCTTTCACACTTCCATCAATAAAATACACCTTTTTATCAATTTTGCGATTTTCTATTTCAGATTTTATTCTATTGTAAATCACTTTTCCATGTTTGTCAACTAAATTGAACAATATAAGAGAATTATTTTTCAAAGACAAAGACAATGCTACAAGATTATTCATCCTGTCTTCATGAGAAACAATATGGTCAATTTCCGTTGCATATCCTATTGCAGCGACAGATTTTTTATTTTTGCCTTTCTTCGCGGCAGTAATTTTTTTCCTTAATTCAATTGCACTTTCTTCTGTATACTCAAAAACGATGCAGTTTATCATTAATTGAGAGATAAATCCTTTATCCATCAATTCCTTTGTTTCAATTACTTTCTTTTCTGCACCAAAATGACCGAGGATAACAAGTTTATGACATTTTGTGTCTTGAAGAGTCCCAGTAAACCCATAGCGAATATAAGCATTAGAAGATGATTCCATGATACTGGACAACTCTTTTGATGCTGCTCCATGAACTTCATCAACAATTACCATATCAAAACGCTGAAAATATTGCTTTTTCATATTTTGCATGGACTGCCACGTTGAAATAATAACGGGTTTATCAGTGTTCTTTTCTTGTCCGCTATAAATTTTATGGCAATGTTTTTCTGTATTGAAACCATTTTTTGTTGAATAATCTTGAAAATCAGAATACATCTGAAGAACCAAAGAAACAGTGGGAACAACTAGAAGGATATTCATTGACGGGTTCTGATTAAGATACCAGCGAATCAATGAATAGATGATAAGAGACTTTCCGGAAGATGTTGGGGATACAACAGTTGAACGAGGATTGTTTATGCAATAAAGGATTGCTTCCTCTTGATACAAATGAGGTTTAATGTCTTCATTTTTTGACTGAGGAGACAAATCCCCTAGAAACGCCTTAAAATCGCCTGTATTGCATTTCTTATCAGACGCAGCTAGAGACTCGTCATAAGAAATAATCTTTAACTGGCGCGATCCTGCGAATTCCTCCAGCTTAAAAAATAGACCTGTGTACAAAGTTTGATTCGCCAAATTAAAAAGACGTTTTTTCCCGTCCCAAACTTTGTGTTTGTAAAGCGGCATGAACTTTGCTCCGGGAACATCAAAAGTAAAATATTCATGAAGTTCCCGAAGTATCCCTTCATCGGCCGCAATTTGCATGTATGTGGCATTTAATAATGCCACATGAATTTCATCAGAATTCACTCTTTCTCCTTTCAGTTTGTTTAATGCTCAACGCTTGGAATTACCACTTCTCCTTGAAGTTCATTTTTCATCTTTTTGAATTCTTCAATGTGGTGTTCTTCCTCTTCAATAATATGCTTTAAGAGTTTTTTAACATGAGGATTTGTCGCTTCTAACATTAATTTTGAATACAATTTGACTGCTTTTTCCTCTTCAACAATACCGATATCCATTGCTTTAATGTTAGGACAAGTTTCTTCTGTAATTTCTTTGTATGTTTTCATACATTCATCCCGTTTAAAATTGTTAAAAGTATAAATACTTATACAAAAAGCAGTTCGCAAGAGAACGCCAATTCTCTTGCGAACCTAAACCCCAACATCTATATTCGAGGTATAGCATGTCAGAATCTAAACATATTTATATTGTATACAAAACTACCAATCTTGTCAACGGAAAATTTTATATTGGCAAACATAAACAGAAATTTCATTTCCCCATTTTATTTGATGGATATTTCGGTTCAGGCATTCTTCTCATCAATGCAATAAAGAAGTACGGTAAAAAGAATTTCATTCGTGAAACACTTCATGTCTTCTACACACCAGAAGAAGCATTCGCCAAAGAGAAAGAAATAGTCAATGAGAAATTTGTAAATAGCAAAGACACTTATAATCTTATGATTGGTGGTTTGGGAATAACATTTCACACTGAAGAATCAAAAAGAAAAATAGGAGAATATCATAAAGGTAAACCTTCTGGAATGAAAGGAAAAAAAGCATGGAATAAGGGAATTTCTAAAACAGAAGATGAAAAAATCGTTTTAAGCATTAAAGCAAAAGAAAGGCTTTCTAATAAAGAAAGCCATCCTTTGTTTGGAAAACATCATAACGATGAAACAAAACAAAAAATAAGTGAACAATCTAAGTTAAAATGGAAAGATGAAGAATATAGAAACAAGATGAAAATGCTTTGTGTGGGAAGAAAACATTCTGAAGAAACAAAACTAAAAATAAGTAATGCTAATAAAGGTAAACAAAAATCAGAAGAAACAAAACAAAGAATGAGCATTGCTTCTAAAGGAAAACCCAAACCCAAACTAATATGCCCTCATTGTGGTAAGATTGGTGGAAGCGGCATCATGCAAAGGTGGCATTTTAATAACTGTAAATTTAAGAAAACTCACCATTCATGAATTTTAATGCTTTAATCGCATTTCCAATAGTCCATTGTCGCCGGTTCACTTCTTCAATCGTCTTTTGAATAAATTCAACTTCCTGTTTAACAACATGAATTTTTACATCAATTTCCTGTATCTGTTCATCAGCTTCAACAAACATGGGAACTTCCTGCTTCATCAATTTAAGATGAAAAGAGCCATCTTTAACATACGTTTCATTGCTGGCTTTACCAGTATAATAAAGCCACTTCTCTTTCATGAGAATTTTTTTCTTCAATTCAAGAGCAAATATTTTGTCTTTTCGTTGATATAACTTTTTGAGCCATCTATTATGGATTTTTGGGGTTCGCAATGCCTCAACATCAAGTTGCGACCTGTCAATTTCAAGGTCTTTTTCTGCTTCGCTTGTCAATTCATAAAGACTCATCTTCACCTCATTTTGATTTGTATAAATAATAGAAACGCCCCATGAAAGAATTCCCGTTCTCCCATGAGGCTAAATCCTAACTTCTATACTGGAGATATAGCATGTCAGAATCTAAGCATATTTATATTGTATACAAAACTATCAATCTTGTCAACAACTTTATTTATATTGGTGTACATAAACAAAAATTTTTCTTTCCTATTTTATTTGATGGTTATTTCGGAAGTGGTACTTTTCTCAATAAAGCCATTAAAAAATACAGCGAAGAAAATTTTAAACGTGAAACCCTTCATGTCTTTTATACAACAAAAGAAGCGTACAAAAAAGAGAAAGAAATCGTTGATGAAACATTCATATCAAGAAAAGACACTTATAATTTACGCATCGGGGGACTTGGTGGTTCTTTAGCAGGAGAAAATCATCCTTGTTATGGCAGAAAACATACTGAAGAATGGAAAGAACGTATGAGGGTCCCTAAATCTGAAGAATGGAAAGAAAGAATGAGGGTACCCAAACCAGAAGAATGGAAAGAAAGAATGAGGGTACCCAAACCAGAGGGATTCGGACAAAAAATTAGCATTGCACAAAAAGGAAAACCTCTACCAGAAGAAACAAAACAGAAAATAAGTGAAACTCTCAAATCAAAACCACCAGTTGAATGTCCACACTGTGGAAAAAGTTGCGATGAAAGAAATGCTCGCCGATGGCATTTAGATAACTGTAAACATCAAAGAGTGGAATCTCCAGAACCGTCTTCAAAATAATAATAATCGTAGGCAAAAGTTGCTGTTGCAGTTAAATGTCCAACTCCTTCATTGTTTGTCGTAAAAGGCAACGTTGAAAGGTTTGTTGGAAACGCCCCTACAAACACGATCCGTTGTCTAAAATTCATTTTATTTGTCAATAATGAACAGTGCAATTCATGCTTTCGCGTGTAAACAGTATCTTGTTGAACAAGTTTTCTATACTGTGCAGTGCTTCTTGGATATCCTAAGTGCATTATCCACTTGAAAACTTCAAGATAATTTGTTAATTCTTCGTCTACAAGAAACGAAACCATAAGATCCTCAAAGACAATTTTATCTCCGGGATGCTTCACTTCAACCAAAGGAGTTGGCTGTTCTGCAACCCCTAGAGTTACACTTGGAAGATCAAGAGTTTGACAGAACAGAGAGAATAACGGCAATTCTGGAATACCGAAATGAAAATTTGCGTCTTTTGTGATATTTAATTTTTTACCTAAATCTAAATCTGGCATTAATTTTCTCCTGAGGCAACCAAGTCAGCAGAAATAAGCATATCAAGCACATCGGTTACCGTGTCATATTGTTTGTGTTTCATAAGATCATTTATCACGTACCCACCATTTGTAAATGAAAGCGCAAGAGTTCTTCCAAGATCATCGGTAATATAAACTTTACCGTCATCTTCGTTATAAAGAGAATATTCACTTAGTTGAAACATACCCGACTCTATGGATCTATCCTCTTCGTATTCTTCAAATTTTCCGAAAATATCCAAGGTTGTTATGATTTCTTTCATGGGACTCCTTATAGAGGTGCATTGTTAAACTATTCGCACAATATACATGTATTTATCTTGGAAGTCAAACAAAAAATGCGGGACCGGAAGGAGGACCGGTCCCGCAAGGAGAAAGGAGAAACTGCATAATGATCATTACAAACTTTTTTAGGGCGAGTTTTGCGCTCGCCCTAAAAATTAAAATTAACCGAGGTTTGTAACCTTGAACAGACGGAAGTAAGGATTCGCTCCAATACCGCCACCGAATGGGTTAGCAGCAAAACCAAAACGAGTCTTGAAGCCGATTCGTGGCTGGAAGTCATCCTGACCCTGAGACTTGTAAAGAGTGAATGGAACATAGGGGCAATAGAAAGCACCCGCATCATACTGATTTGCTCCTTTGAACCCAACCAGTACAGAATTGATTGAAGTATAAGGATCAATGAATACCTTAGTGCGACCATTCAGCATACCGATATAAGTCATACCAGTAGGATCAACGATGTTCGGAGACATATAATCAGAACCCTTGCCAGTGTCAAGCAGACCAGTCATTGCAAGAGCGGAAGCAATATCAGCAGAGACAATAAGGAAGTTACCCTTGCCCCGGCGAGTCTGAATAGCAATAAGGTTTGCTTCTTTTTCAATCTGGAACATAAGACCCTTGAAACGTTCAACAGACCAACGTCCGTTCGAGTCAGTGTCAAGATCGTATACACCGTTTGTGGTTGTACCAGAAGCGATCAATGCACCCTGTTTTGCAAGAACGTAACACCGACGAACAAGTTCACGGTTGATTTCTGACAGAAGTTCAGTTGACAGAATATTGGTAAGTTCAGCATCAGCATCCAGACCATGAATCGCTTTAAGATCCTGCGACAGTTCGTGGGTCCAAGTTGCCTTCAGTGCGCGGGAAGTAGCAGTTACGGAACTCTTTTCAATGCTGAATGCCATCTCGTTCCATGCATTGGTAGAACCAAGCAATTCAGCAGCAGCAGTGGTCATACCAGTACCATAACCGTAATTTGCATCAGTTGGATCAGTTACAGTGCCATCAGGCGTACCACCACTGTTACCAGTCCATGTGGGAGTAGATGCAGCAGTAGTCATGTCAGAACGAACACCAGCGAAGCCAGAATTTGCTTCATCAAAGAATGCTTCAGGACCCGCCTGATCTTTGTCCCCGTCTACATAACGCGAACGAATCGCAAAGATAAGTCCAGTAGGACCGGACATTGGCTGAACACCAAAAATGTCAAAAGCGATCATTTTCGGAGCATTTCTACGAATCATTGAAATGAGGACTGGATCCCATTTGTCAACGCCACCAGTGACGTTAGTAGGAGCCTCAGTGATCATTGCTTTTTCCTGATTTTCAAGCATACGAAGAGTTACTTTCTTCTTCCAATCATCCTTAATCGGAGTCTCTGACTCTGCTTCAAGAATAGGATTCCACTTTTCCGAAAGTTCTTCAAAACCAACATTGTTTGTGTAAACAGACATATTTTTACCTCTTAGATCATTTAGTGTTTGTTAAATTTCTTGGCAATTTCTTGAAAATAAATCTTTTGTATTATTATTTATAATTTCAAGAAATTGCGTCAAATTGTGGTTTTTTTACTTCTTTTTGAAATGATTAATGTACAGTTTCATACGGTCATCAATCTTGCTTTCATCAATCTTTTCTTTTTCCTCGGTCTTACCAAAATATTTTTCAATGACAAGAGAAACCTTTTCTTTATAGCTTGAATCGTCTTCATATTTGAATTCAGAAATAAGGTCAGAAAGTTTTTCTTTTTCTGTTTCAGTCAACTCTGTAGCAAGTTCATTGACGATTTTTTCCGTTTTCATTTCATCAATTTCTTTCTTGAGAGAAAGAATTGTGTTTGTGGTTTCGTCAAGTTTGCTGGTAAGTTCTTCAATAGTATCTTCTGCCTCTGCAACCAGATCAATTTTTTCCTCTGGAACATCAATGTAATTCTCAACGAACAAATTCCGAATACCAGCAAGAACGTTTTCAGAAATTTCTTGACGAATGCCTTTTTCTACTGCAAGCTCATTCTCGTTCATCCATTCATCAGCAACATAAGAAATATATTTGTCAATGGATTCTTCAATTTTCTCAAGAGCCTCTTCAATTTCACTTTCGTACTTGTCCGAAAGTTCATCACACTTACGAATAACCTTTTCGGCTACAACGGCATTAAAAAGAGTTTCAAGGTCAGATTTTACCTTTTCATCAATTTTTGCGCCTTCAAAGATTTTTGCTAAGGACTCTTTTACATCAATTTCTTCATCATCGTCATCATCATCATCGTCCTCTTTATCATCCTCTTCGTCATCTTCTTCCTTCATTTTCTTTTTCTTTGCTTCAATCAGAGCAGCAATCTCTTCCTCTGACAGTCCTTCCATTTCTTCTTCAGTAAGTTCAACCTCTACTGCTTCAAGAATAGCAAGTTTTTCTTCGTCCAGCGATTCCTGCAACTTTTTTTTGATTGTTTCCAGAACTGACATATGGTACTCCTATTGTGTTCAAAATTTTATTTTTTATTAGCAAATTGCAAATTACTAACAGTCTTATTTTTCTACTATTATTTATACTTCACAGAAATTGTAATCAATTATTCTGAAAATTTAATAATTGTTGCCATCAATGACTGAGCATTAGCAATTTTTTCTGCTTCAGAAAGTTTTTTCTTATAAAGCAAATTTCTTACTTTTTTGATTTCAGCAACGTTTACCGGCTTTATAACACCAGCTTCAATGACATAATCAACGGATTCATAAACACCATTAACAAAAGCATCAGGAGCAGAAGGATCAGAAACAATATCAACAGTGACCATATGATAATCACGATTAACGACTTTTGATCCTCTATAAGGACCGGTTCCTTCTTTGAGGGATCCAAGACCCCTACTGGAAACTCCAAGATTTACTCCACCTTCAATGAGGCCTCTTACAATATTACCAACAGGAGTATTCAAAATCTTTGCCTTTCCAATATAATCATGTCCTTCAAGTTTCAATGAAGTAATAAGGTGACTTGCATTTTTTGGATCAACAGAAGGAGAAGTTGGATGATTAAGTTCTCCCATTGCTCTGTTTGGAGTAACATAATTATCAATATATTTTTCTACAACTGGTTTAAGAACGTCAATAGGATAAATCCTTCCGTTCCTGTTTTTCTTTTCTGCTTGAAGAAATATTCCTTCAATGAAAAGTTCTTTTGTTCCGTCTCTTGACTCGGATATCACTGTTGAATTATCAAAAATGATATCCATAATTAACTTTGCCATTTATTTCCTCTTTAAAATTATCTCATTTACAATAGTGTCATAAAGTGAATCAATATTTTTGATATCATTATTTATCATTTCACGAATTTTATTTCTTGTATATGAAATTGTAATTCCGCTATAATATTGGCGAATGGTTCTTGCTTTCTTCTCATTTGATTCAATGATGTATTTTTGGAAGTTATCCGATGCTTTAGATTTGTCCCTAAGCCATTCACCGGTCATTTCATTTTTATACAGAATTACTTTTGAGCCGTTATTAAGCGGAACTACTTTTGTTTTCATCAATCGTCCGCAGATTTTCTAATTTGTTTTAAAAGATTTGACCCGACTTCTGCCCGTTTTGCTTCAATGCGATCCATAATCTCCCTCTTAATAGCACAGTCAAAAGATTTTTCAACTTCAGACGGACTACCGTCAATTGCGCCAATAAAAAGTTCTCTGTATTTTTCCATATTGCCTCATTTAACAGTGAAAGATTCCTTTCCTTTTGTGTACCATTTGAGCATTTTTTTAGCAGCATCCATTGGATCAGATCCTTTCAATGGAGTTGTTTTGAAATCATCAATTTTTGCATAAGGTGTTTTAAGTGCAAAAATCTTCCACATTTTTGAACCACTTGTAGACGTGAACGTAACTTGGATTTCTTGTTTGTTTGCCTCTTTAGGATTTACAGCTTTTCCCTTAGGAGAACTGTAGACATAAACTTTCATAAAACCACCAAACCTATCATATATTGCGCCAGCTTCCTGTTTAGGAAACAATTTTTTCATTTCAGCATCTAAAAACGCAACAGCTTCTTTGTCCTCTTGCTGCGAAGCTGCTTCCTTAATACACAAAACATTTGCTCCAACTTCCGCCCGTTTTTCTTCAATCCGTTTAAAAATTTCCTGCTTAATAGCAGAGTCAAAAGATTTTTCAACTTCAGACGGACTGCCGTCAATTGCGCCTATTACGATTTCCCTATATTTCATTTTTGCTCCTCTTCGTCCTCTTCATCGGGCTGTTGTAAGACAACAGGGACGGGACGTTGTTCTTTTTCTTGAGGTTCTTCCTCTGGTTCTGTCTCTTGCTCTTTATCACGCTCTTTTTCGAGTTCTTTGATTTCTTCCTCAGTTTGGAATAAAACATGCCGTCTGATCCATCCTTTCGAGAAATAATTATCCCGATGATTATTGACAAGATCAAGAGTTTCCATCCTAAGATTCAAAGTCTCAAGTTCTTTCATTTCTGAAAAATGAGAATCATCTTCCCACTGATAAAAAATACCTTTCTGAATCGCTTCCCACTCATTGAACTTAATAATCTTTTTCAAAACAAGTTGAGTTTTCAAAATATCATCAAAAATCGTTTGACCGAACTGATTCCGTAGATTATTGATGAACTTTGAAAATTTGATTTCATCGCGGGTAATTTCACCTGATTTACCAAAAACAAAGGTTGCTTCAGGATCAACACGACCAATAGGAACGTTCAACGATCTATACAGTCTTTGTTTAAAATAATTTGTCTCTTCAGTAATCCCAGCAAAAGTAGTGTTCCCACCAATTGTTGATATTTCCGTTCCTTTACCACCTTCACGCCTAGGAAGCCAGAAGTCTTCAAGAATTGACTTAATGTGGCTTTCATTCCTCACTTTTCCAGTAGACGCATTATAAGACAACTTATTTCTGAACCTCGCCATTAATGACTGAAGGTAAGATTCTGCTTTATTTTTAGGAAGATTGCCAACATCAACATAGAAAACCCGTCTCTCAGGAGCACGGGAAATTCTATAGATAAGCATAGCATCTTCCATTTGATTCAACTGATTGGCTGGTTTAATCGCTTTATGGAGATACGACAAAACCGAAAGTCTCATTTCATCCATAAGGCCAGAAGTAGAAAAAACAACCGAATCAGCAGTTAATTCAATGCCCCTGTGCATTTCACCAGAAATATTATAAGATTGTAACGGTTTATTGACAAATTCAACAGGCGTGTTATTATCAGGAAAATAAATATATTTTTCGTCTATATCATAAATTTTTTCAACCCCATCAATCATTTTCTTTTTTATTTCACGAATTTTCTTGATTTTCGTTGGGTCAATTGCTATAATTTTTGTAATCCCGTTGCTCTTCTTATTTTCGTCAACGTACAAATAAAAAGGCATTCTTCCGTCAATATACCATTGACGGAAAGTGTCATCTGCTTTGTTGTCAAATTTTAGAAGACCAAGAATATTTTCAAATTCTTCAAAAATCTTTTTCTTGATATTGTCTGATAACTCAACACCATCAAGATTTATTTTAACCGGGAAATGTTCAGACTTTGAATAAACAATTGCATCATTGACAATTTCATTTACTGCTTGATCCACTTCCGGAATAAACGAGATTTCCCGATACAAAAGAATTAGTTCGCGTTCATTAGAAATCGCTTTTAGAACATCGGTGTATCCGTCATAGTACACACCACCATAATCAATGACCTCCACAGCACCGTCATCGTATGTATCTTTGACGATCTGTGGAGAGTCAAGTTTATTCTTTTTTAGATCAAGCCCGAAGGCCTCAAAAAGTCTTTCAAACATAATTATTATGCAGCGCCGTTAGAAAGCCAATAAGAACCAACAGCAAAAGTGATTGTGAATTCTTCAATGGCGTCATTCGAGTCAAAAGCCAATTCAATTTCAGAAATTTCTGTCGGCCAAATGTCTTTGAATTCATAAGTGTACAGAATGCCGCCGGCCTGATCAAGTTGCTGAACGGTTGCGTTTCTGTAATAAGCATTAATATCAACAGGACCAACGTTTGATTCGTGTCCGTTGATCAGTGAAGACCACGCTTCAACTGCTTGACGAACAGCAAAATTCGTGTCATTGAGTACAGTAATAGTCCAGTCTGCAAAAATACGGTTACCAGCAACCTTGAGTTGACGACCCATATAAGGAACGTCAATCATACCCATTGAGCTTGAAGGGAGTTGAGAACCGCGACAAACGAATTCAAGTGTACTGCCGAGTTCTGCAATTGTAACAGCATACAGGTTAGGTCTTGCGCCTGAAATAAATGCGCCTTTGAAAGCGTTAATTGACAAATCTGCCATGTTATCCTCTTAATGTTGTAAGTGTTTCTTTAAAATGAAAATTCTTCATTAGTATTTATGATGCCACATAAATCCGAAATAATTTCTTCTCTGCGGCCCATTTCTTTTGCTGCTTCTTTCGCCTTGCTCCACAGTCTTTCAACTTCTTTGGCTGGTTTTCCCGTCTTTTGAGCAAGGGATTTTACAATTGAAGCAGGCATTTATTTCTTTTTGATATCAATTTTATAAACTTCTTTCATTCGTGCAACAAAAGCATCAATGTCCTGATCTTTGTTTAGTTTTGAAATAACCTTCTTTCCATGTTGGTTAGAAAGAATGGCATCAAATCCCATTTTTCCTTTCTTAAAAGACAAATCAAAATCTACTCCTTTCACAATTACTTTTAGTGGAGATTTTGTATAAGACGAAATATTAGAGGACGTTTCGTTTACATTTTCATTCATGGAAGAAAGAATCTTTTCTGCATATTCAGATAATTTATCGGGTTTTTGACGGTTTATCTTTTTGACGATATCCGTCAATTCTTCTTCTTTGAATTTTGAATTTGTTACTAAACCTTGAATGAATTCAACAGGAGTTGAATAATACCTAAATGTTTGATTTGAAATTTTCACCCCATTTTTCAAAAAAGAAGCAGTTGACTTTGACTTTTCTTCCTGAGCCATGATCCACGCGGACATTAATTTACGGCCAGAAATAGGATCAAATGATTTTCCTTCATTAATGATTGCTTTGACGTATTCTTTGAATGTTTTCATTTTTTCACGCTTTCTCGAATTTATTTGCCATTACAAATTCTTGAGTTTTCATATCTTTATGAATAAAATCAATTTTACGATTACCTGGTTTTTTGATCAAACCAGCTTTCACTAGATATCTAAGGATATCCATTTGAAGTCTCCCGAAAGCGGCTCCTGGATAATTTTTCTTGTCTTTTAGTGTTTTCTTGTCTGGACCAACAAGTTCTTTATACAAAGCATCATTAACATCAACTCCTTTATTAATTTCTTTCTGAATTCGCTTTCCTGCGGCTTCTGCTTTTTTTGAAATCTCTATATCCCAAACACTAATAGAATGATCATTACCTTCATTAATGTTTGCTTTGACGTATTCTTTGAATGTTTTCATTTTTTCCTTTTATTTTAAACTTTTGACTTTCATTCTATCAATTCCATAGTGAAATTTACCGGCGACTGTCTTCTTTATATTCAAAATTCTGCTTTCAGTCAAGAGATTCCTGTGTATGATTATTTCATTCTCAACAATTTACGAAGAACAAACAAATCTTCTTTATCATCGTCATTGGCTGCGCTCTTCTCCCACTTTGGATACAATGATTTTCCGAGAGTTCTTGCTTTCGCTGTTGCTGTTTTGATTAATTCAATTACTTCAGGATCGTGTTGTGATTTTGGAATAGAACGTTTATAAGCAGCAACAGGACCACCACTGTTTGAAGTTTGAAGCATAACAATAACATCTAACATGGACGGATTACCACTCATAACATTTTTTATCGGAACATCAATTGGCATTCTGTTTCGGTTTGCTCCATTTTCATGCTTAATTCCTTTGAGCTTACGAATCAAAGTGTCAATAGAATGATCATTTCCTTCATTAATGTTTGCTTTGACGTATTCTTTGAATGTTTTCATTTTTTCCTGTGTTTGATTATTTTCTTTTAAATAAATTCCTGTTGTCCCAACAACCATTTTCAAAAATTTTCGGGTGAAAGGCTGAAGTCTTCTTGGTCCTTCAAGCAAATACAATGATAATGCTTCTGCAAAAGCCTCTCCCGCATTTTTTCCGGCATAGGCAGAAATGTATTCTTTATATGTTTGCTTTCCTTCTAATTCCCAAAGACGCCGCCACAACTGATCTTTGTTCCGTATTTTTCCGCCGCTTAATTCTTGAGCTAAAAAATACATAGAAACATATTCTAACGGATCATGAATTGAGTCAAGGACTTTGTTGATGTTTTTGGGAAGTTGACCATTTTCGTCTGTTATTTTTGCCATCGTTTTAACATGTTCACGAGTAACAACGAACTTACGACTAATAATAACATTGTTCCATATATCCTGCACGCTTTTTTTCAAATTATTATAATAAAATCTGTGCGCCAGTTCATGAAGCAAAACTTGCCTTGCAATTTTCCCTTCACTCATTCCAAGAACATAAATCATCACCTTGCCTTTTTCTGTGTGGTGAAATTCTCCACCAAGCATACTTCTATTATCAAAATTAAATTCAATTTCTAATTGTCTGGTTAATGTCTTGAAACCATTTTTATTCAATAAATCCACAACAAACGGAATTTCATATTGAATATAGTTCTTGATATATTTTTCATGGAAGGATGATCGTTCAGCAGCAGGAATAATAACACGGACGCCCTTTACTGAAAGGAATTCGTCTTTCTTGGGAATTATGTCTGCCTTTCCCATATCATCAATATAATCTTGTATTGCACGGAATGCTTGTTTAAAGTTCTCGTTCCACCTTCTAACATTTGTGTCTTTCTCTTTGATGAATCTATGAAAATCAGGAGAATCTTCAATGCCACTTGTTGGAAAAGCACTACCGCCAGACAATCCTATAAAAGCAGTCCATGCAGTGCTTCTAACTCTTTTTTGCAATTCTGGTTCTTTGTTTTTTGACTCGCTTGATCTACCTAAAGTGGGATCAATAAGTTCTTGATAAACCCAGTGTTCAAAATTATCTGCAAAATTTAAAAATATTTTTCTCGCCTCTTCATATTGGCTATATGATTTGGCTGAATACTTGACTTCCCATCTGTTTCCAGTATCAATTCTTTCTGGATTAACGTCACGATAAATCTTGTTCAATCTGCGAAGACCAGATTTAAATGATTCTAGTTTTTGGCCGTGGGTTTTTTCGTCAAATGATTGTTTGGGTTTTGGAGGACGGCCTCTTGGAGCTTCAAAAATAAATGTTTTAAAGTCTTTCATTCTTTTGTGTAATTTTGTTTAAAAATAGATGGCTTAACTGGAAACATATCGTCTTTTATACCAATAACAATGAAATCGCCCTTTGAAATCCGCATATTACCTTCAAGGGTTTCAATATACGGTCCTTCTTTGTCTGTCTTAAACATTTTATGATTTTTTATTTCATCAGGAAGTTTATCAACATCTCCTGTATATTGAGCAGAATGAACAATATTTGGCTTTCTCCGATATTTTTCCAGTTCTTCCATCATTTTTTTAAATGTTTTAACTTTTTCTGTCAACATCATTTCATCCTTTCTAAAAGATTTGTCCATGATTTCAAGTTGTGGATACCAAGATTTCTTCCTGTTGGCTTGAATTCTTTGAAAATTTTAAATTCATCAAGATTGAAACCATATACCGAAACATATTTCCAATATTTATCTTTTCGCAAATCATATATACGATCCAAATCAAGAATATAATCGTCAACCACACAGACAGCATGACCAGAAGTCTTATCCATACAATAAACAATCCAAGGATCATAACCTTCTTTCTTTAAGTCAAAAAACTTTGCGATTGCAAAATCTTCACAATCGCCTAATCCATTCTTGATAAATTCTTTTGGTGTTTGCCAATAATCTACTTTACCAAAAATAAGTTCATCACTCCAATAACGAACTGTTTTTGAATTA